ATTCGGAAACCGGGGTACAGGAAATCTTCATGGTGCGGTATTTTCCCTCTTGACCACGATGGAGATGGTGCGGTAGGTTGCGCCCATCGCCGCATGGTGCGGTGGTGTAACGAAAGGAATGCTATGAGTCCGATTGAGATATTGTGCGAGATGGTGCGGCTGCATGATCTTGGAATCAGGCCGCAGGTGGTGCGTGGAATGTGGCGTGAGGAGAAGGAGTGGGAGTTTGCGATTGAGCAGGCTCGCCAGCGTGTGCGTGAGTGGAACCATCTCATCGAGGGAGTGAAGGTGGGCCAATGAAAGTACAAGAGATCAAGTCCGCGGTACTGGCTGGGAAGACGGTGCATTGGAAGAACGAGGGGTATCGGGTGATCCATGCCCCGAAGATCGGGGAGTTCCTGATCCGCTTCGACTACAACGAATCGATGACCGGCCTGACATGGGCTGATGGTGTGACCATGAACGAGCGGGAGGAGGACTTCTTCCTTGGGGAGGAGGTGGGCCAATGAAACGATGGAACAAGAAGGCGTGGCCGCTTCTCGCTGGAAGGAGGACCGGGAACCTGCTTCAGGTATGGTGTCCATACTGCCGAATTCATCACATCCACGGCTGGTCCAAGGATACCCCGGACTCCGATGCTGAACACCGTGTCTCCCACTGCCTACCTGGAAGCCCGCTCTACGAAAATGGCTACTACATCACGGTGATTCCAAACACCCCGCTCGAAGAGTAGGCCAATCACCCCATCTCCACCCCCTCCAAGCACCCCCCCGGACCCCCATCCGGGGATTTTCGTTTCTAAGCGGTCCCAACCCCCGAATCAGATCCAAGGTCACTTCCGCCATCAAACGCGCTCCTTGCCCCCTTTCCGCTCCAGCAATCCACATCCACCCCTCGCTTCCAAACCGATACTTCGTAATCAGTGGAGGGTTTTCAAAAACCGCAGCCGCAGCGTGGGGGCCGTTAGAGCCCCCTGCAAAGCGTTGCGGCGTTCGCGGTTTTTAACTCCCTAGTAGAGGGAGTGTGAATCTCCCTCTAGGGAGAGTAGCAGGAGGGATGATAACTTTGTGGGGTGGGCTGCAAAATCTATCTTCCTTTGCATTGACGAATGGGTCTACACGACGCATTCTGTTCTTGCTATGAGTTATCTGGACAATGGTTCCACGCTTCGGTCGATGTTCCGACTGATGCCCCCGCAACGCCACGATGCCGACCCGGACAAGTCCGAGGTGCTGGCCTACCTCCGGGAGAATCTGGCGTGTGAGTTGGGCCGGGCGATCCGGGCCTTCAATTCCATGAGGAACAAGAAGTCCCAGGTCATAGTTTATGACATGGTTCATAGGCAGTGGCGTGGTTGTGACTGGGTTCCACCGGAGGACGAGGATCGGGTGGCGTTGCTCTTGAGAACGATCAATGACCTGAAGCGTGATGTTGCGTATCTGAAGACCTCGGTGAAGAAGCATGAACGACTCCTTGGCCAACTGGAGCGGAAGCGTCCGGCGTCCAAGCGGAGGGAGGAGGAGGAGGAGGGGGAACCGGAGCCCGAGGAGGACGTTGATCCCGATGTCATCGAGATACAGAAAAGGGCCACCGAAGCCCGTGAGGCTATGAAGATGGCCCGCGCTACAATCGAGAGCGATGAATGGTTCAAGGCTATGCGCGACGCCCTCGACGAGGATAAGAAGGCTTCTCCTTCTTCAGTTCCGCCCCAGTGAACGCGAGGGGGTTGCACTCCTCCCACTGGATGTCGGTGGCTGAGTGCTGAAGGTTGAGAATGGGGGAAGGGAGTCCGATCCTCCCGCCCCGCTTGCAGAAGGCTAGCTGGAACTTCCTAGGCTTCGATTGGCCTACTTCTGCAAGGACCGCGATCTCCCGCGCCCAATTGGCAAGCTCGGAGCTTCCGAACCCTGCGTGGGCCAGTTCCATTGTGGTGAGTGGTTCGCCGTCCTTGCGCTGGGTTTTTCCGATGTGGTGCATCCAGATCCAAGCGACCTTGGTCTGGTGGAGGATGGGCTGGAGCTTGTTGCGAAGGAACACGCTGACTTCGCCTTGGTCGCTGAGATCGCCGCCGAAGTAGGAGAACAGGGGATCTCCGATGATGACATCTAGCTTGGAGCGTGTGATGAACCGGCGAGCGTAGGCGAGGAACTGATCACCGGTGCGAACGGACTCGGTGCGGAAGTGGAGGTTCTCTTGAAGGATCCCGATGTCGCTGACGCCCATGTTGAGTCCTTGGACGACTCCCCGGAAGGATTCAGCGAGGTCGCCCTTGTCATTCTCGGCTTGGACGATACCGATGCGGAGCGGGCGCACTGGAGCGATTCCGAAGAAGTCTTTGCCTAGAGCCCAGCGGATGACGATCTGCATCATCATGGACGACTTCCCGATGCCGGTTCCGCCGCTGATGATCATCGAGGATCCGCGGGTGAGCCAGCGTTTGCCGATGAGGTTGTCTGGATCTTTGGTCGGATCAAAGTTGATGAGGTCTTTGACCGTGACCACCGTTGACTGGTCATCATCGGTCTCGCGATTGGTGAGCCAGTCCTCCCATGATGCGGCACCGAGGCTGGTGGCCAGCAGCCGTTGCTGGGATGTCGGGCTGCGCCATGCGCCGGGGAGGCGGGAGTAGCGCGATGGGTTCTTGTTCTTGGCATCGATGCCGGGGATAGCGGAGTAGATGAGATCCCGGCGGGCGTCCCATTCCTTTCGGTTGGGAGCATCCACGCGGACCCAGCCATGGATACTCTTGCCACCGGAGTCGATGAGGACGGTGATGGGTAGGCCAGAGTCCCGCAGCCGCTTCTCTTGCTCGGGCTTGGGGAGGTCATCGAACTCGACCAGGACATGGCGGTACGCGCTGACATCGTTGTCGCTGCCGCTGTAGAGGTTGGGCTTGAAGGGGTTGATGCGGACGAAGATCCCCTCGCGCTCAGGTGAGAGGATGCGGGACTGAGGATCATCGAAGCGGTTGAGCCATTCCTCGATCGTGATGAATGAGCCGGCACTGACTGGCCTACCCTCTTCGACAGCGTCGCAGATGCAGACGACCTCGGTCGGGGCGAACGCGGTCTGCATGAACCGCCGGAACTCGCTGGCTTGTGGATCGGGAGCGACGGGGCTGAGCGATGGAACTGGCACCGGGGCAGGATCGGCCACCGGCTTCTTGAATGTCACCCTGCTGATGTCGAATGACCCGGAGGGTGATGATCCCCCGGCTTCGAGAAGATGGCCCCTAGGCTTATTGTGAGCGCGGGACGAGGCTTCCCGGAGCTTGTAGGCCAGCTCTGTGGCCTTCCACGGTGGCTGGCAGGACTTGTTCCACTCTTCGAGGAGTGTGAGGCTGTCCACATGGGAGAGGCCGAAGCCGTGGACGAGACCGACTGCGGCGGTGTAGGTGGCGTTGTGACCACCGGATCCGGAGATGGCTGGAGGAACCTTGGAAAGCCAAAGGCTCGCTCGTTGGAGCGTTGTCATGTCGTTGATTCGTTGCTTGTTACGGGGTTGTCAGGATTCTGGCCAGATCATGCTGAGAGGATCTGGTGGCTGGGGACCGGTTGGCGATGGCACCCAGGTCTCGGCTTCGGTCTTGGCCGGGAAGGATATCCATCCGCGTTTGACGCCGGTGGCAATGATACTGGCCGACTCCTCGATGAGCCGGCGGTTCTCGTCGGTGATGCTTGTTCGTTCCTCTTCGGTGATGGGGCTGGGTTTCTTGTTATTGAGCAGGCGTGATTCGTACCAGGGTTGCTCGTGTCTTGGGGTCTTCATGAGGGGAGGACTCGCGCCAGGATACAATTGCAGTAGGTACCCTTGGTTTTTGCGTTACATCGAGGGTGATGCATAGGGCTAGCGAGGATGTGTGCTGTGAGGTCGCTCGTGAGCTGGACCAGCTCAAGGAGACGTTGAGAGGCTTCTGCACAGAGCGCATTGGGGATTCCATCGGGTGTATCGAGTTCGGATGACAGGATATTGAGCGCGTTGACTAGATCGTGTGTTGAGGACTGGTGCATGTTATTTTTGTTTGTGGACTATGATTCCGTTGCCTTTCTCGTCGGTGAGTTCGACTGATCGAACGTCTTCGAGGCGGGCCAGTGTCTTGATCATCTCGATGGGATCGTCGGCGTGAGTGACGCAGGTGAGATGGATGTCCCCGTCGCCGTGGATCAGTTTGAGATCCTGCTTGGTACGATCCCTTGTAATGCGGATGGTCCGCCCCGAGGAGAGACGGACCACCTTGATTGATTCTACGAGTGGGTATTGGTGACGAGCGGTCATGTTGTGAGTCCGCAGTGAGGACATTTCCGATCGGGCAGTGATTCAAGCGGTTTGACATCGAGCCACTGGCAGAGGTCG